CTATTCAAACCGACCTTTTAGTGGCTGGACGAGCTCCGGCTTGCGGCGGTAGATGCGCTTCGTTGTCCGACTGTCGGCATGCGCCAATAAGGCTCTTGCTTGTTCTAACGTGCCGGCGTCGCTGGCGCACTTGGCGCGTAAATCATGGTCGGTAAAGGACTGCGTTACCTTCGTTTCATCCAGAACGCGCGTCATGAATCGCTGCCACATGGAGTCGAAGCCGCTGTAGTTGTCTTTCGCTTCGTCGTAGTAGCTCGCGCCGGAGCGGGTGCAAAACAGCCAATCGGCTTTCTTCGGCCGCAGCGAGAGTGCCGCCTCAACTTCGACTTTGAGGTCTGGCGTCCATGCATAGATGGTGCGCTTTCCCGTCGTGCTCTTTACTTTGCGTCGCTGCACGTGAATGCCATCGTCCTTAAAATCTTCGCTGGGCCGTAGTCGGAGCATGTCACCCTTAGAAATTCCTGTTAGCAATTTAATACGAATATAGGCTTGAATAACCGGGATGGCAGATGCGCCACCGTGCTCCCGCCGCCTGATAGACAGGCTCTCGACGATTTCCCAATCTTCGACATATCTATCGCGTGGCGCTTTTTGTTCCAGCCGCATTTGCCCAATGAACGGGTGTCGATCGATGTAGCCCCACTCGACGGCCTTTGTAAAGGCATGTGACAGCAAGGCAATGGCCCGCCTCGCGGCGACTTTTTTTGTTGATTTGTCATAAAACTGATACACCAGCACCGGACGCATGTCAGTGAGCAACAGTTCGCCGAACACCGCACGCAGCCGGGCGATGTAGCGATTCGCATCAAGCTGCTGCTTTGCGCTCTTGGTCGGGACTAGCTCCAGTGCGTACCGGTCCAGCAGCTGGCCCATCGTCTGGGCATTGCGGACAAATTCCAGCCGACCAGCCCACGTCTTGTAGGCCTCGGGGAGGGTGCCGCCAAGGCGGAATTTCTTTTTCCCGTCCCAACGCGCTTCCAAACCTGGCGGCACTTGGAAGTAATACGCGCCGTGCAGGAATTGCCACCGCGCTGGCAGACCTCGATTTTCTGCGTTGCGCTTTCTAGGCATATGCCAATGCCTCCCAGTTGGGAGAGCGGGCGGCTTGCTTACGATCAATTTGCCCACCGCCGAAAACCCGATCGACGTGGGCGCTAAGCACCACTAGCGAACCGTCGGCACGCACCTTATGCTGAATTCCCATCGCATTGAGCTGTTTCTGTTGAGCTTTCGCCCGCTTGCGCTTGGTGAGCTTGATGATTTCTGAATCATCTAAGAACATTGCATCCATCAATCCTCCCTCTTGGCCCAACGCCGAAAGACATACATCGCGCACACAATACCCAAGGGGCCGCCGAGCATGTATCCCGCGACCTCACCGCCGCCGGCGTCTGGCCCGACCTTGAGCACCACCAATTGCGCAGCGCTGATCACTAAGCTGTTGACGAAAGCCCCGACGTAATGGCCTCTGTTCACCATGAGCGACTGCATGCCCAGGGCGAACACGAGCACAAAGGTTCCGCCAAACAGGATCAGCGCTGCCATCTCGCACCCACACTATCGAGCGTTGCCATGCTTTCGGATATGAACGTCATGGCAGCTTCCGCATTGATGGCGTTCCCGTAGGCGCGCAGGCGTCCCACTCGTGCGTCAGCGCCATCAACCAGCGGGAATGAGCCGGGTTCAACCGGCCGCCATTTGCCGTCGGTGCAGTGGATCCACTCAGCATCACGCCAGAAGCCGTTTGCCTCATGGGCGACGGCGATGCGCTCAGCCACGCCACCCGGCCCAACAGTGAATTCAGCGGGACATTCGCGCAAAATGCTCCGTCCTTGTGATCGCGCGTTGTCGGCGTGGGCCACCCAGTAAAGCCGGTCGCGGATGTTGGGAGCGCCGACGCCCGCAGACGGGAACGGGACCGCCCCGAAGGCGTAATCCATTGCTTCCAAGTCAGTTTGTACAAGGTCGATCCACGGGTCTGCATCCTTGCTCGCAACCTGCTCTCCAAAGACAATTGCAGGGCTGCACTCGCCGATGAGATGGAACCATGCCGGCCACAGATGCCGCTCATCAGCGAATCCCGCTCCTTTGCCTGCCGCGCTGAAAGGTTGGCAGGGGCATGAGCCGGTCCAAACAGGGCGAGCGTCTGGCCAACCGGCACGGCGCAAGGAATGGGACCATACGCCGATTCCGGCGAAGAAATGGCACTGCGCGTACCCTCGTAAGTCATCAGGTTGGACATCTTCGATACTCCTTTCGTCTACGTCACCGGTAGCGATATGGCCGGCGGCGATCAGGTTGCGCAGCCACTGTGCTGCGTACGGGTCGATTTCGTTGTAGTAGGCGGCCATGTCATGCCTCAGCCGCAGCTATGTTCGAGAAATCAAAAAGATAGGACGGACGTGGCCGGCGTGCGTGACCGGTCGCCAGTGACCGGCCCACGTCGAGGCCGCGCCCGAAGCCGTCGGCTGTCTCGATGTCGGCCAGCGGCACGCCGCGGAACATGCCAGGCCATTGATGATCGAGCTCGACCCATGCAAAGAGCTCTCCATTACCCAGATGCGGGCGAAATGCGGCGACGTAGCCGGCGAGCTCTCCCTCGTCGGATGTCTTGAAAGTGATACGGTCGCCGACGGCCGGCGGCAGGGCGACGAAATCGCGGGTGTTGGCGGTCGTGCTGGTCGCGGTTTGTAACAAGTGCATTTAGATTTTCTCCGGTACGGCCGTGACAGAACACACTCCGAACTGATCGACGGCGCTGGCGATCACATCGCAGCAGTGAGCGGCGATGGCGGTGTATGTGAAAGACGATTTTTCAGTGCGAACGACAACGCAAAACGCGGTCATGAGTCGGTTTCCTCCTCGGATTTATCGGGCAACAGGATCAGGCGGGGATATGGGCATGCGCCGATGTCGGCCCATGCTTTGATAACCAGCTTTTTCGCTTCGCTGGGAAGCTGCGCCGGCATTGATTCCGGCGTGGAAGGGCAGGGCGTCGGCTCGACTTCGACGACGCGGTGCGTACAGTTATTTACACGAGTCCAAGGAAAGGCAACGGCCACACCACCCGAGGCGCGAACCTCGCCGGTTTGAACTGGCGTCCATGTGTGACGAACCGATTTGAAGACCACCCCGACGAGCTCAGTGCAACGCACGCCATAGGGCGTAACCTTTTGCGTCTCACCGTAACGGCCAATGACTGTCTTTTCATCCTTGGCGAGCGTAATGACGAGGTCTTTGCGGTTGATCAGCGCACCGCCCTGGACACGCAAGTAACTTGCCCAGCATGCGCGCTGCTCGCCCTCGATCTTTTGAACAGCGTTCCATGCTGCGAGCATTGCCGGCGGCGCTTTGTCGATCATGCCTTTGTCGATGCGCCGCAGTTCGCGCCAGACAGTTACCGGCGCGCCGCCCCATTGCTGAAACTGACGGATGCCCCAAGCTGCGGCCCAGGCTTCCACGCGCGCCGACGGCACGAGCTCGACTTCGCCGACGTTTTCAGCGGCGACGATATGGCCTTCCTTCGTCTTATGGTCCGCAACACCGTCGATGTTCTTGGCGACATATTTCGCGATGTAGCCGGCTGCGCTGCCTTTGGACCAGTCGATTTTCTTCACGTCGAGGCGGCGCTTGGATGCACCAGGTTCGCCGCGATCAACGCGCCATGCGTAACGCTTCATGATGCGTACCGCGCGGCTTGCGATGTCGGTAACGTGCTCGGTCTTGTACTTGTCTGTCGCGCGCACGAACAGGAGCATGTGCCAGTGAGGGCATCCGTCGTGATGGGGCTCGGCGATGCGAAATCCATAGAGGCCGATACCGCGACGCGCCAGCGCAGAGCGGCAAAGCGCTGTCATCTTTCCAAGATATTGATTGGCTTCATATGGCGTCGAGCCGTCGTAGTTCTTATTCGGCTTTCCGTCGTGCCGCGTTGCGTGAAAGCGCGACGGACATGTCCACGTCAAAAACAATCCCTGGTCGTTGTTCTCACGGGCGATTTGCTCGAACCCATTGATGCGCAACATGAGTTCATTGCGCCGGATCGCCTTATTGGCCGTCGTTTTTTCCGCGAGCTCGGCGATGCTGAATTGCTGGCCGAATTCGTTCTTTACGATGCTGGCCTCTAACGCTGCAGCGTTGCGCTTGTTCTGCGAAATGCGAGATAAAACGGCGTCATTGCTGGCATAAGGCTCGCCGCGATAGTGGACATAGCCGAGTTTGATATTGCCCGCCTCGAACGCGCGCTTGACGCGCTTGCGCAGTTGACGACGCCACCACCGTGGATCAATCGCGCGAGCGATAACGGCAGTAGGGTCATCCTCAAAATCGGGTACTTCGATGCCGTAGTCGGCGCACTCAGTAGCGATGATGTCAAGAGCGTGTTGCTCGGACTGCGCCGTCCACAGCATTTTGACGACGTTCGCAGCGGCCTTTTCGGCTGTCGCGACGATGTCGCTGTCGTCTTGAGAAAGATCGACGCCGGCTGGGACATACTGCGCAGCGAACGCGCGCACATGATCAACAGCGATGCTTTCGTAAATTTTCCACCAGCTTGACCACGACATTTTTTCAAGCGCGGCATCAACGACGCGCTTACGCCACTTGACCGGAATATGCGCGAGTTCAGGGGCAAAGCGCTCCGACTTGATAAACGATTCGTGTCGCTTCCGAATTGGAACTTGAACTTTCTTAGACAGCATTTAAGACACTTTCGTAGGCACGTACAGCGCGATTAGCAGCCGCGCGCATGGCGCTGCGCTCGCTGTTGGTGAATGAATGGATAGGGGATTCCCAGCGGTCTGGGTCGAGGCCGGCCAGGTTGAGCACGTTGCGGCGCACTGCTCGCGGCGTTACGCCCCAGGCTTGAGCAATGATCGGGGCCATGTCTTGGCGCTGGTGGGCTTGGAGTTTTGCTTTAGCCTCGGCCAACGCAGCCAACGCAACCGGATCATTTGGCGGCGTCGGGATTTCAGCGTCACGGGCGCGCAGGAAATCGGCGGCCGGATGGAATGACGCATGGTCTTTGACCTTGGCGGTACGCATGGCTACCCCTTGACCAGACCGAGGGCCGGCAACAAGACGGGAGCAATCAACAGAGCCAGGATCGCGAGAGCAGGCAGGCGACCACGAATAGCAAGGATCAATGCAGGCATTTACCACGCCCCTGCCATGCCATCGAGGTAAGCGATGCCGCGCGCGACACGCGCACCGAGCTCGGCCTTGCCCGCAGCGACTACCTGCACCTGATACACCGTCGCCAGGGATTTGCGCGCCCGAAGCCGTACAAGCATGCGTTCGGCTTCGCGAAGTTCCAGCAAGTAGGTATGAACCATGGCAGACCAGTATTGAAGAGGGTCGAGCATCGTCAGCTTTCTTTGGGGTGAGCGAATCCCGCGCACGCCTCGCGGCGCACGTTGGACTTAACAGAAATGGGGATTGGTGCCGCTTACGGCGGCGCGGTTTGCTTGGCGATCGTCATGCTGCTGCCAGGTCTAAGGCAAGCTGGTTTCGCGCAGCGTTGCGGGCGTGTTGAGAAACGGGAATGCGCACATCGCCGGCAGGGATCGCAGATAGGGAGACCGTGCGCAATACTTCGAGCCCGGCGACGAAGACGTGACCGCATTCGTCGTTCTGACACATGTAGGTGATTTCCTTGAACATGCTCGACATGGTGCGGCTCTTGGTCGCGCGGACGCGGCTTTGGCAATGCGGGCAAGGGATGCTGATCACTCTCATGCTATGGGCTTCCTCTCAATGGCGTACAGCGCCCGGCCTCGGCCGGTAATCTTCTTCGCGCCTTCGCGCACAGATGTTTTGACAAGCCACTCGAACGCCTGGTCGGCAGTCTCAAGCCCTTGCTGCACACGAACGGCCTCGATCATTGCCAGTTCGTCGTCGTTTAGCTGGGACTCTTCCAGATGCATTTTCGGTTGCTCAAAAGTTGCTTATTGCTGTCTTTGATCAGGCGGCGGCGTGGGATACGCTTGAACCTGTATCTGACGCGAGGATCGCGGCGGCCTGGCGCATGGCAAGCTGACGCAGGATTGTCGAGACGGCTTCACCTTGATAGTGGGCGAGCGATTCGACGAGGGCGTGCTCGTAATCGTCAAGACGCAGCATTACGCGATGCTGGCGAACGCGTTTCGGGTCTGGATACATAGCGGTATTCCCCTGGTTCAAGCGGTGGTTGATTCGAGTTGTTTTTCATACGCCGCCAGAGCGCGCAGCGTCAGCAGACGCAGGAAAGAAGCGCGGGTGCGCTGATCCTGCTTGGCGTACAGCTCGACTTTCGCGAGCTCGTCGGGATTGAGGCGCATCGTGATTGGCTTCGAAGCGCCATCATGCTCGGTATTTGGGACTGTATCGAGTGTGCTCATGGGATATCATTTGTGTACGTCACTTAGCAATGACGTCAATATAGTACTCAAAAACGTACCTGTCAAAGAAAATATTTGTGTAATGACGACCTTTGGGCAACGATTAAAAGAAGAGCGGAAACGCTTAGGCTTCACCCAGCCTGACTTTGCGGCCGTTGGTGGAGTAGAAAAAGGGGCGCAGATTAACTATGAGCAAGACAAGCGATTCCCCGGCGCGGACTACCTGATAGCTGTCGCCGCGCTCGGTGTGGATACTCAATATGTTTTGCTTGGCACGCTGTCGGGCGAGGGGCTCGCAGACGATGAAAAAGAACTCCTGGCCGGATATCGACAATTAGACGTGCGTACAAAAGCCCGAGTACTAGGAGTGGTTGAGGGGGCGAATGCTGCGAACGGCCCGTCGCAGCCAACCAAGAGCGGCGCAACCGTCACTTTTCACGGTGCAGTCGGCCAACAGATCACCGGCGATATTACCGCGCCGCAAACAATCAACGTCGGTCGAAAAAAAAAGCAGTAGCGCCATAGCGCCATGCTATGCGATGGCGCGCGCGACTTTTGTGACAAAAGCAGCGCCAGCACTGCACGAGAATAAAAGTAGGGTTCCAGATGTCGGAAAAAGTCGAATTTTCAGGGGATGTTGGTCAGACAGTTATAGGCAACGTGAATGACGCGCCACGCCTGAGCAACGTCGTCAACTTGAATCTGAACGAAGCAAAAAAAGAGGTGCAGAGGATTACCGACTATCAACGCAAACGAATCAATCTTCTAGTGAAGGAGTGGGCGGCGATCTGCGGCGACAAAGAGATCGAAATCTACAAGGTGTTTATTGCAGATTTTGGCGTACGCTATTTTCGTGAACTCCCTATGGAGCACTATCTCACTGTAAAGGAGACGCTCGAGGGCTGGATAGCCGCCGGCGTCTCGAAGACTGCGGCGGTGCCCCCGAGCGTTGCAATCGACCATGCAAAGTTCTTCTCGCGGGAGCACGTTCATTGCGCTGCCTGTACCGAAAAGGATGCTTCGTTCGCACGCGCGCAGCGAACCATTTTTGCGCAATTTGTGCTGATTGCAATCCTGGCAGGATCGTGCGCTTGGTTACTATACAAAATGCCGACACTTCGCGAAAGCGACCAGCAGCCATCAGAAAATAGATGTTATTTCGATGGCAAAGCCTACTCACTAGGCAGTACAGTGCGCAACTTTTCCGGGGCACAGCAAGAATGTATTTCTGATGCTAGCGAACTTCGAAGCAGGTGGTCTGTGGAGCGACGTCGACGGTAACTCTGCTCAGCACTATTAATTCTTTAGGCGCAAACGAGGGATATAAAGAAAATGAGTGAAGAACAGACTGTTAAACAAGACGGTGGGACAAAAAAAGCGGAAGCGGTACGCAAGACGAGATATAGGCCGACTTCTCCCTTGGAGATGTTGAAAACTCCCACGACGGTGTACAGCATGATCGCCATTTACGTGGGTCTTGGACTGGCATATCGCCCTGTGCGGGAATACGTTTTTAACACGTTTGACCTGTACACTTTAGTAGGTGTGATTGTGGCTGTCGCCGGCGTGGCTACTGCTGTCGGAGTTTCGGTAAAGAGTCAAAGACGCTTAGTTGACGTTGATGACGAGCGCGAACGCGAACGCTCCAAAGGCATCCACATTGATCATCTGTTTCCAACGCGGCAGTCCGATATGAGCAAGGATCAGTTCAGACTGGTGGTTGATCAATTCAATGAACCGAATAGTCCGTTGGAATCTCGGCTAACCGGCCCGGAATCGGAGAAAAAGCAGTCAGAGACACAAGAGAGCAAACTCAACCAGGAATTGGCTGTAACGGCGACGTCATTTACGAGTTATTTTGCGGCAATCGCTCAAACGCTTGAGGAGAAAGCGCGTGATGCAGAAAAGAAAGCGTCAATTCTGCTGGATAGAGGAGCTTCTTATACTAAATGGGGTGTCTTTTTCTTCATCAGTTCGATCATCGCGTGGCAAGTTCTTTGCTTAGTTCATGAGTTTCGCACGGAATATATTTATGGTATTGCATCATGCTCGGCCCTATTTATCTTCATTGAATTCCTAAGCGCCTGGTTCTTAAAGCAATATCGGCACTATGTCGATACCGCGACCTACATCATCAAAATAAAGTCAATTTTTGATCGTTACTTATTGGTGTATCTGGCCACGCGGACAAATGAGGCGTTGGATGAAAACGCGCACGCACGTGCCCAGGCGTTAATCGACATGCTTGCGGCCGATATCCGGTGGCCAGACTCCTATCTTCTCAAGAGCGCAGACGTCGGTTTTGCAAAGGAGGCAATTGAAGCGATATCCACGTTAGCGACGCAGTTAAAAAAAGAAAAGAAGAATGCCAAAAAAAACGTGAACGAAAAAAAATAAGCTAGGCAATCAAGAGGGATGGGAAAGTAAAAATTACGAAGCACGAGGGGGATGAATGAAGACTGCACATGCTGGAACCATTAAAAATCCATTGACGATCATAGCGATATTCGCCGGAATTGCGGAAATCAGTGGGACGCTCGTTTTACCTCATATTGCTCCAGATAACCAACATTTGTACATATGGTTCCTGATGAGCTTCCCTTCTTTACTGGTCATCATTTTCTTTGCAACTTTAAATTTCAACCATCGAGTTCTCTATGCGCCGTCGGACTTTAGCGACGAAGGCCACTTTGTAAACTTGATTAGAAAAGCCAGCCCGATTGAGGTGCTCGGCAAAGTGGCAGCGGATGAGGTTGCCGCTATCGATGTGAAGGACGAAATGGAGAAAGGCGGGAAGTCGATCTCTGACACGACAGAGCCCAATGCGCAGATCGCTGAACATTCAAATAATAGAGACATCGTCGCTTTAACAGAGTCAATTGAACCCGTATCCGCAAAAGAGCTCACTGCCAAGCAACAGACCATCGAGCGAAAAAATCCTACGCGGTCGGAAGAAGTCGCAGCCGAACCGAGCGGCACGAGCTTAAAAGGACAAAGAAGAAGGGGATTCAGCGCGCGGTCACTTGAAAAATTTTCGATATTAGAAACGTCTCGAGAATTTTTCAATGCGGAGCCACAGTTCGATGTCAAATTAGGAGAGTCATCCTATGTGTTTGACGCCATTACAAATACGGGAAAGTCGCTCACCATTTGGGAATCGTTCGTCGTATCAAATCCTTCGGCCGTGAAAGAGAAAGCGCGGAGATTCCTGCAAGAGGCAGAGATCGTGTGCCAGCAAATGACCGAAAAATTGCAGACGACAATATCAGTTGTGGTAATGCCGATATATGGGTCCACCGTTTCACAAGACACGATAGATGCGAGTAATAAAGAGCTCCAGCTCATCCTCTCTGCTATTGGACTAAACGGCATTGTGGTTGGAAAGCGAATGGATTCTCTATGGCGCGCTGCAAATGAACACGCGGATATGAAGGAGGGTTCCTCCTAAAAATCGGATCACATCACAACACATCGGATATCCGGGCTTATCGTCTATATTTCGCGATTTTCTAAAATTATTTCGCGCACTTCCTTAATTTTTTCCCATTCGAGGTTCGCCGCGCGTTTTGCGGTTTGCTTGCTGGCATACATGTGTTTCAACGTCTTCGGATTGCCGAGCGCGCCAGCGGCCTGACTTCCCGATTTCTTGCTGACCTTGTCTTTCCACTTCGCTATGACGCCAGTAATTCCTTCATCCGGGTCGTTTTGCAACTCGCGCTCAGTGTCGGCCGCTTCGGTCTTGGTCTCAAACTGCACATGCGTCGTAAAGCCGTTGCGGCTGCCGCTATGTTCGACCGATTTCGACAGCCACTCGGTCGCATCAATCTGCGGCTTATAGCCAGAGACCTGCACAGGCGACTGTGGCGAGATAGTAGGGTCGCCGACGGCGAGGGTCATATCGAAGGTCGCAAGGCCGCGCTGTAGCCGCTGCCACTCCGACGACGCGGCAGTGCGAGCATCATCCTCCGACGCATAGGTCGTTCGCAGGCGCTTACTGTTGCCGGCGATGCCCGCGACGACACTACGCCGCATACCGTGATCGTCGTCAAACCAGAAGGCGCGCACGCCGCTGTATGCATCAGCCTCGGACGACAGGTAATTGTGCTGGTCGCCGAGGTTACGCTTTATTTTCACCGTTGGCAGTTCCTTGCCGCTGACGCTCCTGCTTTCGTTGATCGGAAGGAAAAGCAGCGTGTCATTTTTTACAGTCGCAACGGCGTCGTATTTCTTGCCGAGTCGGCGTAGTAGTGCGGCATCACTTTCGTGCGTCTGGTCCAGGTGCGGAATCTCGACGCCGCGCAACGGATGGGAAATTCCCGACCGCAATTGATTCTCGGCCGCGACCTGGTCGATGACTGCGCCCAGCGTCGTGTCGTGGTAGCTGCGTTCGCGCTGCTGCTTAAATGTGTCGATCAGATTCGCCGAGCGTGCGCGAATCGTAATCTGATCCGGCGCGCCGGAGTGTCCTGCCTCCGTGACCGTAAAGCTGCCGGCATCGACGAGCGGCTTTCCCTTCCATCCCAGCATGAACGAAATCTTGACGCCGGTCGCTGGCAAGGCAAGCTTTCCGTCGGAGTCATCTAACGTCAGGTCCAGTTGATCGGCTTCGTCTCCCCTGGTCAGGAGCAATCGAAAGCTGCACAGCCGTTGCGTGACAGGGATAGTGATGTCCTTGTCATCCATCGTCACTTTGAACGCCGGAACAAGTGCCGTCATGCACCGCCCCCGCCGAACTTGCCCTTGATGGCATCGACAACGCCGCCGATCTTGTCGGTTACACCGCCGACGACACTGCCGATAGCGTTCTTTGCGCCCTCGGTGATGCTGTTCGTGATGCTATCGAGGCTCAACATGTTTTTGAGGTCCGAAATATCGCCGAGTCCCAGCATCGACAAGACGCTGTCGTCTGTTCGTTCGAGCGTGATCGTGAATTCGACCTTGGCCGGGTCGCCCATGCCATCGAGAACAGAGCGGGTCTCCGATAGCTCGGTGATGATGTACGATCCATAGATGCGGCCGGTGCCTTGGATCAGAATCCAACTCTTCCCCGTGTCCGCCATCAGGCGCAGCGCGTCGAACGAGTAGAGGCTCCCCGTGAGCTCGGGCGCGACCCAGCCCGATAGCGTGATCGTGTCATCGCCCGGGCCGGTGAATTGCTTCGCGTCACGCCGACCGATACGGCCATTGCTTGCAAACTTCCATTGCGTCTTCCGCTGCAACTCTTGATAAGCCAGGGTCGGCAGACTGAAAACGAACATTCCTAAAATCATCATCATGATGCGGATTCCTCAAGAGCGGTCATACAGCGACGAGCGGAAGCGCGCCGCCTTGTCACGTTCGCGGCGGTCGAGCACTGCCTCGACGGCTCGTGCAATTGCTTGCTGATCCATTCCCGGTACGGCCTGAATGGTGATGTTGATCGTGTCGCCCTGGACAACCACGCCGCCACCGCCGCCAGGTGCCAGCGCGGGGCGAGTGTCGAAGGCCATGGCCGGCATGCCGGCCGCCCCGATGGCGATGCCAGCACCGACGCCGGCCAGCTTGCGCGCCAGACTGGAAACCGCCTGCAAGGGCTCGTTCTCGCCTCGACTCATGCCGACGGCAAGCCCCTGCATGGTGTAGTCGCCGAGTTCAGCAAAGACACGGCTCGGGCTATGGATGTCGAGCTTTTCCTTGAACCAGTTAATGACCGCAGAGCCGGCCGACATGACCGCGTCTTTTACTGCGCCGAGCGCGCCAGTGATGCCATTGGCGAGGCCGCGTAGGATCATCGCGCCGAACTCGCTGAACTTCGCCGGCAGGTCGATGCCAAACCAGCCCAGCACGGCGGCAAACGCCTGGTAGAAAAAGCCAAGCGGCGACCAATTCAAGATCAGCGCTCCGATGCTGCCGAGTCCGCCAGCAAATGCTGTCTGCACCTGGCTCCAAAGGCCCATGAAGAAGCCGGCAATCGGTTCCCAATTCCGATACAGCAGATAGGCGGCAACGGCGATAGCGGTCACGGCAAGGCCGATAGGATTCATCAAAAACACGCGGCCGAGCCACATGAAGACCGTCCCAACGCCCCGCAGGATCGGCATGAGCACGCCGCCCTGAATGCCAAGACGGGCGAACATGACGTGCAACATGGCATAGGGGCCGATGATCGAGGCGAGCCCCAGCATCAAAGGACCGATGACGATCAGAATCGCGGCTACCGCAGCCAGGCCAACAATCATTGCCTTCGCAAGCATAGGATTGCGCTCCATGAAGGACGTGAAGCCCTGCGCCGCCGAGGTTGCCATTTGCAGGGCGCTCGCGTACATCGGCAAAATCGAGGTGCCGAGTTTCAGCTTGAGGTCGGCCAGCTTCGATTCTGTTTCGAGCTCCTGGCCGTGAGCAGTTCCACGGCCCAGCTTATCCAATTGGTCGATGTCGGCCGCGCCGCGGTTCAGCTTTTCGTTTTTGTGAATCTGATTGCGCTGCTGGTACATCGTCGCTGTCAGGTTCGCCGCAGTGCGGTTCGAAAAAATGCCCCCGATGGCGTCGAGGATGCCTTTGTCGCTGGTGATGCCCTTGCTCGCCAGTTGCGGCAACAACACTTTCTCCATCCACTCGAATTGGCTTTCGCGGAACAGGTCCGCGCCTTTGATGGCACCAGGATTCAGAAACGAAATCTGGCCGGCCTTGTCGTGCTGGACTTTGCTTTGATCGCCAATCAGTCCCAGGTCGTTGAGCAGCGCCATAGAGCGCTTCGTCGTGCGGCCTTGATACAGATTCTGATAGGCGCTCATCATGGCCGTACCGACCCGATTGCCGGACATCTCTTGCACGAGCGGTTCCATCTGGTAATAGAACGACTCGTCCTTGATACC